TATCCCTTTATTTTCCCTTAGATTTTTAATATAATAAGCCAGAAATAAGGATACCCTGACTGATCATCGGGGGAAGCTGCCCAGGCTGGCAGGTTGGTATTCCTTGAATTATACCAACCTGCTTCCATTTCAATTAACTCGCGGATAGAGACCGCAATTCAAGGGGTTTCAAATGACATATCTATTTTTTCATTGCCATTTGCAATCTCTAAAGGAGGTAGTAAATGGACCGATCAAAACAAATTCCTTTCATCAATTGTTCCCCTTTCCAAAACCATTCAGATTATTCTTCTGAGACATTAAGTATTCCGGATGAAATAATTAACATCTTTTTAAAAGATGAAAAAGAATCATTTCACAATCTATTATCTCTTTATATATTTTATTATTATACATATAAATGGGGTAAAACAGACTTATCCATTTTGACAAATTCGCATACTGCAAAAGAACTTGGTTGGAGTGAATCAAAAGTTCAAAGAATAAAGAAAAGATTGACTGAGCTTGGGCTTATTTAAAATATAAAAATGAGGTATTTCAATGAGTGAATCAAAAGAATTATTTTTTCAATTATTTTCACATAATTCATTCCTAAAAATAAACAAAAAAATCCTCATGATTTTTGGGCCTGAATTTTCAGTTGTACTTTTAAATTTAATTGATAAATTTGAATATTTTGATCAAAGAAATATGACAGAGGATGGGTGGTTTTTCCTTACAGAACAAGAGCAAATGGAAAATACCGGAATGTCATTAGAGAGACTTCAAAAAACAAAAAAGAATATTAATGAAGTTGGATTTATTGAGATAAAAAGAAAAGGAATACCAGCTAAATTATTTTACAAAATAAATTACCAAAAAATTATGGGATTTTTAGAAATAAATAAGGAAAATACAACAATTGATGATGAAAATATTAGGATAACAACTAATAACAAGTTATGGCTAATATCGGTAACTGGAGGAATCAGAGAACGGTCTCAAGTTATGGCTAATATCGGTAACTATATAAGGAGACCTAAAGAAGGAAACCTAAAGAAGGAAACTAAAAATATGGAGCGTTCTCGTTCTCCTATTTCTCAGGAAAATATTTCTTCAAAAAAACCATCCTTGAAAGAAAGAAATGAAAAGTTTTTCCCCTTGGCTGAAAAGTTATCAAAAACTATTTCCTCAAAAAAGAATATCATTCATACGACCAAACAATTAAATCAATGGTCTAATGAATTTCGCATCCTTGAAGAACAAAATGGGATTGAATTGAAAAGACAAAGAAAAGTCCTTTATGAATATTCAAAGATTTATGGACTTGATTATGTTCCTGAAGTTGAAAGCGGTTCAGCTTTTCGGCAAAAATTTATTAAGATTGAAGCAGCAATTGAACGCCATAAAAACCCCCGTAAAAATAACCAACAATCTAAACCAACCAACAGATTCATGTCTAAAAATAATGCTCCTCGGGATAGGATCGATGTAATTGTCGATAATGGAGTATGGACAAGATTAACCAATGAAAATGGAGATAGAATCAATGTTTGAAAAATTATTGGAATATGGAGTTCCTTCAAAGATTGCCAAAATTGCATATAAAATTTACAGAGAAGGGAATCAAAAATTTAATTTAGGTGAAAGTATTTATTTTACCGGGGAATCAGGAGCAGGAAAAACAATATCCTCTGTTCTTGCTTTAATTTATCATATTGAACAATGGAAACTGCATCCTAAATCATGGAATGACCCAAGAGCGGCAATTTTCATTAAAGAAAATGATATTGTTGAATCAATTAAAAATAGTTATTCAAGACCAAATATAATAATTCGAGATTATGACGAAACCATAGAAGAAAACCCATATAGAGAACAAAAAGATTTTGTTTTTACTGCTTCTGAAATTCTGATTAAGAAATATAAAGAAGTTGAATTGTTAATAGTGGATGATTTTGGAATAGATAAAACAACTGATTGGTCCTATGTAATGCTGTATTCGATTCTTGTTGCAAGATATGAATGGGAAAGACAAATTATCTTTACCTCAAATTATTCCTTAAATGAGTTGGCTGAAAAACTCCAGGATATCCGATTAACTAATAGAATTTCTGACTGGTGTACTATTGTTCAGATGAAAAATAGAGATTTTAGAAAAAAATAGGCTGGTTTCTTCTTTTTCTGAGTATAATAAAGAAAAAGCTAACCTTCGGAGAGAAATTTATAATCTAATTTAAGAGTTTTTACCCTAGCCCATACTTCCCTATTCATTTTAAAGAAAATCGTTCTACGGGCAAGTTAGATAACTAGAATCGAGTGTTGATAAAATGAAAATAACCTGGAATTATATTTCAATATTTGTGATTGGATTCGGAATAGGTTCATTATTCACTGAAAACCAACTTGATAAAATCAATAAAGCAAAAAATCAGGAAGAACTTGCAATCCAATTGGAAGAATATTTAACTGTTTGTGACGCAAGATTGCTTGCGGTCCTTAATTCACTCGATATGCGTTGCCTTGGAGAAGTAAACGCAGCAGATGGAGAAGTGATTTTATACCCTGATTGGGTAAAACCAAAATTTATTAAGGAGAAAATGCCTATGAAAAAATAAAAAGCAATTCTGGAAATTGCAATCGTCTTCAATCAAAATTAGGTTTGATTCGGAATGAATTTGGCCGGGAGGAAATTAAAAACTCCCGGCCTATTTTTGAATTTAAGGAGGGAAAATGGCAAGAAAGAAAGGAGATTGCAGCGATATACTTTTAAAGGAATCGGTGTTAACTGATTGCATTTGCCCAAGATGTAAGAAGAAACATCAAGTTAAATTATTTTGGACTGGCCAACTTCCTGCCCGTAAATTCTGCCTTAGCTGTTTAGCAACGGTAAATAAAATTGGCGATAATCCTCATTACCAAAATAAGCATCAAGGATATGCAAGGCCAGGACAACCGTAATGTCTGAGCAATTTATCGAAAGAAGAATCATTATTGGGCTGATTACCAATGATGAATTTCTAAGATTCATTTCTGAAAAATTCCAGGATCAATATTTTCAATCCCAAGCAGCAAACACTATTGCTTCATGGTGTATTCGTCATTTCAATATCCATAATAAATCACCACAAAAAGATATTGAATTAATTTTTGGTTCATACAAAAGACGAAATATCCTTACCCAAGAACAAATTGAAGATATTGATGATATTTTAACCAGCCTTTCAGGGGAATATGAAACCAATGAATATTCCCTTTCTGCATTAATTGATGAAACAATAAATTATTTTGATGAACAAAAAGTAATAAAACTTGCTGACGAAATCAGGCAGCTTGCAGAACAGGGAGATTTATCACAGGCAAAATCTATAATTGAAAAATATTCCCCTTTTGAAAAAGAAGAAAAATCCGATCCTAATTTTTTTGCCGATAATATTGACAGAACTAGAAAAATATTTGAGGAAGTTTCTGAACCAATAATCGAGTATCCCGGTAAATTAGGGAATTTATTAAATAGGCATTTTGTAAAAGGTGGCTTTGTTGGGTTTCTTGGACAAGAGAAGGTTGGTAAGACTTGGATTTTGATGGATATAGCCTTCCAAGCCATGAAAAATGGGAGGTCAGTTGCTTTCTTTGCTGCAGGGGATATGAACCGGGAAGAAATGGAATTGAGAAAATATATCCACCTTGCCAGAAGGAGCAATGAGGCTGAATTTTGCAAGGAATTATTAATTCCTGTTGCCGATTGTTGGAAAAACCAAACAGGTGAATGTCAATCCGCCCCCGGTAGTAATCCGTTTATTGAGGAAAAGAAGCCATTTAAACTCGAAGGATTGGCAAAGAATTATTTACCGGCATTCAAAACTTATTCTGACCATATACCCTGTACAAAATGTGCCGGGACTCATGAATATATTGGCGCTCCCTGGTTTCGGATAAAAGAAAAGTGTGAACCCTTGACTTGGAAAGAGGGATATGAAATTGAGCGTAAATTTGTAAAAACATATCGTGGTGGAAAATGGCGGTTTGCTGAATATCCGGCAGATACATTAACCACCAGGATGATTGATAATAAATTAGATGAGTGGCAACAAGACGGATTTGATGCAGATGTGATCCTGGTTGACTATCCCGATATTATGGCTATAGAAAAGGATGATCAGCGAAAGGATTTTCGGCATGGGGAAAACTCTAAATGGAAAAAACTCAGGGCAATGGCTCACCGGAGAAATGCATTTGTTGCCGCTGTTACCCAGGCAGATGGGAAAGCTCTTGGGAAAGAATGGATTTCACTTGATAACTATTCGGAAGATAAACGGAAATATTCACATGCAACTGCCTTCTTCGGCTTAAATCAAACTGATGATGAAGCAGAGTTGGGGTTATTTAGGATAAATCAGTTGATGGTGAGATCCGGGAAAAGGGGCAAAAAATATGTTACGGTTCTTCAGAGATTGGAGATAGGCCGGGCATTTTTGGGGAGTTATTAAAAAAAATAATAAAAAGCAAAATATTTTGGTAGTTTTTTTATATTTTTCAGTATAATAATAGTGACAATAGGTTGTCGGCAAGATGCAGACAATAT